TCTAATTCCTGATTGATCTTGTTGCAACTGTTGTAAAATTTGTTTCCAGATACCACTTTGAAAAAAAGCTTCAAAACTTTGAAACTGAACTTTTTGTTCTGGTTCCATTTGTGACCATATTTCTGCCGCAATTTCCATACCTTGTTGATCTTGGCCACCACCCATTCTAATATCACCACGATTGTATTTAATATCAGGTGCTCCTGCTTGTATTGATTCGTTCATTGAAATTTTTTCTTCCATAATATCTCCTTTTACTTTGTTTTTCCTACTAAATCAAGAGCTGGCATAATAACTTTTACATCCTGTGCCATATCTTCTGGTTTATAACCTTTAACTTCCCATTCTTTTCTTGTTTTAAAAAGCTCACCTGTTTCTTTATGTCTATATGTTTCTTCTACTTTTGCCTGTAATATTTCCATTAGCCTATTACCTCCTTTTTAATGTTTAAATAACTTATAGCTACATCAAAAGAGTCTGATGTGCTTGATTGCACTGTAAAAGTTTTTCCACCTTCTACTATTAATGGTTGGGTTAATAATTCTTTTGTTTGGTTAGCTGTTAATGGCACTGATTTAATAGCAGTGATACTATTATTTAAAATAGTTACACTTGGTGTACCAGCTGATGTAACTAATATTGATTTAATAACATAAGTTTCACTTACTAAAGGATTACCTGATCCTAACGGTGTAAGTGCACTACCACTAGTGTTATTATCTATACCTACAAATTTATATTGGTTTACTACTGCCATTAATCTAAAAAGAAACTTCTAGCTTCTATCTCCTGTTTTAATTCTTCTTGAAACGTACT